AATCTTCATCGAGAGCATATAGGCCAAGCCCGCGACCATGCAGGGCAGGAAGCGGAACGGGATGTCCTGCCCGTTAGAGCCATTACCCACGTCGAACATACGGCGCAGCCGGGTGTAGTAAATGGTGTACGGGGTGCTGTTGTCGGGCTTCGGCCACACCGTGAACTGCGGATAGACCACGACATTATTGGCATCGGTTGCACCCGTACGACGATTGATCCAGATCTGGATCGGACGCCCCGTCGCGTTCTTGTTCGGGATGGCAACGTAGGTGCTGGACGAAATCCGGCTGATGTTGATGTCGATCTGGTTCGTGCCGGTGCCCGTCCGGATCACATGGTCAAGCAAGTCCACCGTGTCGGCAGGGAGGTCATAGGTCCCGACGTTGTAGGTCAAGGCATGCGTGCCCTGCTCAAGCGTCCACAGATTGATGCCCCGGTTGGACCAGTCCATGAGCAACAGGGACAGACTACGCTTAGCCGTACGCAGGTCGTAACCGCTACGAAGTTCCGCACCACAACGCTCGAAAGCCTCTTCCACGATGGTGTTGAGGTCGAGATTGAAGTCGGTTGTGGCTGTAGTCTTGTCGGCCATTACTTCTTACCCTTTACCCGCTTGGCGGAAGCTGCGCGTTTTAGCAGCAACGCCCTTGGGTTGCCGGACGAACTGCTTGCCTTGGGCTTTGCCTTTTCGCTTGGCGGCGGTGGTTCGGGCGTACTCGGAGGAGCTGAGAGCATTGATCGCAGATTCCGGAAGATATCTTTCACCCGTGTCAGAAGATCGTTTACCACTTTTGGTTCTCCATTTCTGCTGAGTCCATGCCTTAAGCGACTGCTGTGGGGCTTTCATATTAGTCCCTGTACCCGCCACCCTTGGCCTTATAGCTCTTGGCAAGCAACTGTGCCTTGCGGGCGCTCCATTGACCTGCCTTGGTACCCTGCACAGCCCGAGACTTGATCGACTTAAACAGGCTCTCACGCATGCCGGGCTTGGTGTAGTTTCCGGCCTCGTTGACCTTGCTCTCGCCGCCCTTCTTGAAAGTCTTGACGGGCTTGTCGTCCCCACGTCGCTTGGCACGAGGGATCTTGCTAGGAGACATAGCACCCATACCACGCGACGGCATCATCAGACGAACTTCCCGCGAGTCTTGCCCTTGGTAGCGCAGCCATCAGCCCGCTTGGACGCAGACGAGACGGAGCCGCCGGAAGCGTACTTCTTGACCGAACCGCCACGCTTCTCGCGGACGGCATCAAGTTGGGCTTCAGTAGGTCTCTTGGGTACTCCGCCGGAACCGACACGAAAATCACCGGATTTAAAAAGTTTATCAATCTCTTTATCAGTAAGCCCACTTAGCGCGTTGCGGGGTGGCTTGCCATCTTTATTAAGTGCCGTAATTCTAGTTACCCGAGGGGAATCTGAAGTGCTCCGACTAGAGCCTGAGCGGTATGGCTTGCCATCTTTATCAAGTTTGTAGGTATGAGTTGGTTCCCCATCCTCAGTAACAGACATCGCTCCAAAAGTAGAGTAGTCAGGAGTTTGTTTGTCTCGCGCAGTAAAAGTAGCCGAACCGCCGCCCGCGTACTTCTTGACCCGTCCACCGCGCTTAAACATCGGTTGGCGCTTTGCACGCTCAGCGGCCTCACGCATCTGCTTATCTTTCATCGCTTGCTCCTTATCTTTAGCAGCCTGCTCCAACTTCGCATCGGACGAAGAAGCCTCACGAGCCGCAGCCCTGCGACGGCGCTCAGCAGCAGCCGCCTCTTGCTCACGACGCATCCTTTCCTGCTCCTTCAAGAACTCCCGGCGATCTGCGCTATCCGGCGGAGGCATCGCCTCGTTGGGAAGTCGTTTCGCACTCGCCATCAGCACTTACCGCCGTAGGCCATCTTGACCATCTTGCCCTTGGTCTTGCCCTTAGCAGTGATGCCATCGGCACCCTTGCGGTAGACCGCGCCGCCTTCCTTGTAGCCCTTCATCATTGCACGGCCCATCGTGTCCGGCGTACGGCGCTTCATGGCGCGACCGGCCTTGTCAGCCATACCTTTCATTTTCATCTTCATTTCGACTTACTCCTAATTAGATGAATTTACCACGGGTTTTGCCCTTGGTAGCACAACCATCGGCACGCTTAGACGCAGAGGACACAGAGCCGCCAGAAGCGTAGCGCTTAACCTTGCCACCACGGCGCATACCCTCGCTCTCTTGTGCTTCTTCAAGCGCGTTAAGCCGCCTACGGGCTTCCGTACGATCTACGCCCATGTCGCGCATAACTCTTTCTTGCTCTCGCAGACCAAAAAGGTCACCTAGACCAGAGAACGGGTTGGCGCGTTTAGCAAAGGAAGCCCGGCGGTTTGCTGCATAATCTGCGGTTCGCTCGGATTCGGGACGCGCAGTTCTGGTGTATCCACGACGAGCAGGAGCTTCGGCTTTAGGAGCTTCGGCTTTAGGAGCGGCGGCGGGAGCAGCCTTAGGAATGGAAGTAGCAGAAGCAGCCTTGCTCGGCTTCTTGGACTCGCTAGCCAACTCGGTGCCGTAGGTGCCGCCGCGCCACTTGAACGTCTTAAGGCCGTCCTTGCGTGCAGCGCGGAAAGCCTCGTTAAAGCTAGAGCCGCCCTTAGCAGCGCTATCATCAGCTTTGGCAACGCCCCTGCGGGCGGACATCTTGAGGCCCTGCTCAGAGTCTTCCTCTCCGGAATAGCTAGTAGGGCCCCCCATTGCAAACTTTTTACGCTTATCAGCTTTCATATATTCTTGTCCTACAGATTGAGGGATGTTAAGGCGTTTAGCTGCTTTTGGATTATTAGCAACCATAGCCATCAGATTATGTTGCGCTTTTGACTTACTGGGCACGGTGCTGCTCCATCAGTCGGTCAATCTTCTGCTCAAGACGGTCAAGCCGGTCCAAGAGCATCTGCGAGTCAGCACGAACTTCAACGCGGGTGATGTGGTCCCGCGCAACTTCTTCACGGGTCTTGTTGAGCAGGATCCCAATACGATGGATCTCGTCAGACTTCTCTTTCATCACGTACCCGATAAAAGCAAGTACGGCAGTCAGGGCTATGTTCCAGATCAGGATGTCCATCTCAGCATTTCCACGCCCTGAGCGACTTGTTGATCCGGCTGTCGGGGTCATTGGCCGTCTTGGCGCTCGTAAGTTTGCGCTTCATGCCCGACATGCGAGCACAGAACGATTTCTTACGAGCACCGCCTTCAGGCTGAGGACGCTTCAGGCCCGGCTTACCCGGATTGGCCTTGTTGTAGGAAGCCCGGCCTTTGGCATTCAAGCCGCCAGCCGGGTTCTTCCCTTCCTTGCGTTGCCACGCAGGAGACTTAGCCATAGAACACCATCACCGAGACCACGCTCGTCAGATCGACGTAGATGTCAGTCTGAAAGAGCAAGCCTTCGCCGGGGATCAGCACATAGTCCGGCGTCGTGGACGAAGCAAGCGTGTTGATCGTCAACCTGACCGAACCCGAAGCCCCGCCGTCCTTGAACACCACGCTGCCTGCAACGGTGTCGGGGACGATGTACACAGCCTTGATGCGGTTACGTCCAAGGATATTGCCCGCCTGATCAGCGAGGAGCCCATCCGTCGTTCGGACCGCACTGGCTAAGACGTCTGTTTGCATAGCCATGTGAGGCTCCTATTAAGCAGCGACCGCCCCGTTGATTCCCACAATCGCCCAACCAGCGGCGGTGTAGATCAGGGTGGCAGCATCGCCAACGTTCGTAAACGTAATTGTGGTGAAGCCAATCTTCGTGGTCGGGGTGAGAACCGCCGAACCGCCATCAACCGCGTGAGCGATGATTTTCATCTGCCCCACCGTGCCGTTGGCAAGCGTCAGGGCCTGAGCCGCGCCAGTCGTGGTGAGCGAGGTGAACATATCGGTCACGTTGACCGCACCAGCGCCCGAGAGGGACTGAACCGAAGCGAAGACATCGCCCGTGACATTGCCCGTGATGTTACCGGTGAAATCGCCAACGAAGCCGTTCTGCGAAACAACCGGGCCAGAAAATGTAGTCGTACCCATGTATATATCTCCTCACATGCGAGTAATAACGGTGCTTATCAGTCTGCATGTCGTCAGTCGGGGCTGTCTGATAAGCGAATTTTTCCCGAAGGTTCTGTATACGCTCAATCAGAAAGGGTGTCAACAAGCTGATTTGACTTGGCGAGGTTTTCCTCGCGGGTGATGACCCGCAGGTTCCAAGGGACGTGGAGACCGCATACAAATTCAGAGCGTAGGGGGACGATGTGATCCACAACGTACTGCTCCCCGGTGGTCTTGGTCATCGTCATGGCGATCTGGTAAAGCTGCCGAATCTCGCTCTTTTGTCTGCGGGTAAGCCACTTGGGGGTCGCTATGCGGTGTCTGCGCCGCCGGGCTTTGGTGTCGGCACGGACCTGCAAGACGTTATTACGCTTCCAAGCATTCCTATACTCCCGCATAACTGCCGCAGGGCGTGTAGCAGCAACCTGAATTACCTTATCTCGGTTGGCGACATACCAATCATTTTTACGGTCTTTGACAGACGCTCTTTGGTTGTATTGCCTAAAGTATTCAGCACGGGCTGCGTTCTTTTTCCCCCAGTCAATCCTTAAGCATTCAGTGCAGGCCCCCTTCGTCTTGCGGGGGGCGACATGGCCGTGCTTACACGGCTCTCCAGTGAAGTAATGCTTAGCCCCCTTAGCCTTGGCTTCGGCGCGAGACTTAGGCAGGGTTGAAGTGTCCATCTGCGGCTCCGTAACTTAGTTACAGGTAAGCCTACATAGAGGGTTTCAAAAGGTCAAGACAAAAAGAAGGGGGGCCGAAGCCCCCCTCCCAATCAGCGTAAGTTACTGATTTATCAGGACGAACCCGGCGAACCGAAGATGCCGAGCGGGTCACTCCAGCCGAAGCTGTAACGCTCGCGGCTCTTGTAACGGACGTTCCCCGTGTCGAAATCACCATCCATGGAATTCGCCAGCGGCGAACGGACGAAGTGCTTCAGGCCATTCGGAACATCGGTTCGGAGGAACCAGCCGTTCGTGTCGGTCAAGTAGTGGTTGACCGTATAGCCTTCCGGGATCGAGCCCATCGCCTTGAGGGCGTTGATGTCGTTATCAGCGGTCGAAACACGGAGCTCCGTGTCAAGAAGACGCTTGGCGACGAACATCAAGGACGGGGGCACGATGAGCTTACGCGGCTTCGCCGCAATGAGCAGACCACGTTCGTCAGTCCAACCAGCGATCTGGATCACTGCAGCCTCAAGCGAAGTCTCGTTGAGGTCCGAAGCGGTCAGACGGTTGCTGTTGACGCCGCCCGAAACGAGCGGATGGTTCGCATTGCAGAGCGACACGCCGTCACCACCGGTCACACCGGCAGCAAAAGCGTTGTTCAGGACCGAAGCAGCCTTGACCTGCTTCGTGTACGCCATAGCGCGGGCAAGGCCCTTGGTGTAGCGCTTGCTGAGCGAGTCGTACAGATTGTCCTCAACAGCCTCTTCCGTGATGGAGAAGCCGAGAGCAATCGTCTCGTGGTTGTAACGAGCCGTCCAAGCTTCCTGCGCATTATCGTACGCAATGGCCTGACCCTCGGGCTTGACCGGGGCAGCGGAGAACCCGCTCAGCTTCGTCTCTTCTTCAAAGGAACGCTCGGAGGTCTCAGTCTCGTAGATCTCCTTGTGCTCCTCACCATACTGCTTGTACTCCAGACCGAACAGGGCGTTCAGGCCGGGCAGCAGCTCCTTAAGAAGTTGTGCGCGTGAAATAGCCATTTCTTAGAACTCCCTATTAGGTGCCGACCGTGTTGTTGTACGCGTGGTAAGTCGCGTTGAACTTCACGATGAACTCAACAAAGTTGCCGCTGGTGTTAACCGAATCGGGGACGATATCAATCACGCGAAGCGGCAGCGAAGTCGCAACGTTGTTGATAAAGACGCCCATACGGCTGTTGCCAGTCGTCGAGGAACCCGTGTTGAGAACGAGCTCCGCATTGGTGCCAAACGAGTTGGCACGGCTGATGAACGCCGGGAGAAGACCGCCCGTCGAACTATCCGCCACGTTGCTGGTCACGTTGACGACACGGTACAGCGCGTTCGGATCATCCGAGACATACGCCGTGATGTCGTCAGCCGCAACACTACCGGGGTAGTACTGCGAGAAGAGCTTCTGCTTCGTGGCCGGGTTCGTGTAGGAACAGCCGAGGAACACGCCGATCACACCGGCAACCGAGTTGGTGGCCTGATTCTGAAGGGTCGTGATGATGACATTTCCCGACGAGTTCAACTGCACGACATCGCCGTTATACATGGCAGTGCCGTAGTTGTTCCCAATCGCGATCTGTCGAGTAGCACCCGCAAACGGAAGGCCGCC